TTCGGTACTAAAATATGGTGGACTTGTAAAAGAACAATCAACATCTTTAATTTCATCCCAAGGTAAATCTTCAGCACCTGTATTATAGATAGTAACTTTTTTAGGTTTAGTTAAGAAACTATTATACAATTCAATTTGTTTCATATATTGTTTGTAAGTATTAGGGTTTGGATCACAACCGATATATTCTTCAGCGTCTGAAGCAAAGAAACCTGCAAGTCTGTCGCCCCAACCACAACTCGTATCTAAAACTTTTTTAGCATTTGTTAGTTGATAGATAGTCTTAGCAACATTAGGTTTAAATTGAGTTGCAATATATGTACCTAATCTAAAGGCACTCATATAACTTGCTTCAGATAATTGTCCACCTCTTAATTCTTCTTTACCTTCAACTAATACTGTCTTCATATTGTTTATACCTCGCCAGATAGGACCTAGACAACGCCATATATCTTTTGCAGTACCATTATACCATACATCTAAAGGCGATTTAAAACTATAACTTGAACAGTTTAATCTTAATTCTTGGTGAAAATAATTAGATACATTATTATAAGTTGATGGTGCTGATATAACACCTAGACCATAATCTTTGTAATTGTATTTGTAATCTGAATACTTTTCCATAACATTGTTATCGTTAGTATTGCAGTATGTACCTATGTCTTGTTTTTGTAAATCGTGGAATGAATTTCTTACATCATCTAAAGTTATTTTCTTTAGAGGAAATACAGGTCTGTACTTCTCAATATAGTCTGCTAAGTCTAATCTAAACTGATCTCTACCAATATCATTTGTTATTCTTTCAAAAGCAATCTGATCTATGATTGGTAATCTGTTTTCGTTAGCATATTGTTTTAAATAATCACTCATTGTTCCACATCCATAACATTAAAAGTACAGGCACATAACATAATATAACACATAATATAGCAATTGTCAAGCTCATTTAAATTTATTAGTTTGGTTACCCCAACTATCCCAACCTGGTCTTTGAGTTCTAGCAAACAATTCTATATATGGTCCGTCTAATAAGTTCTCTATATGATTGTACATTATATCTGGTTTTCTACTATGTTCTCTACGCTGATCTACGATTAATTGAGGTACTGATTTGCTAATTCGTTTTGGTTTACCTTTAGTTGCAAGTAAACACATTTCAGGATTACCTCTTGTCCAATATCCTAGACCTGTAAAAAATCCTAAAGACTTTTTGTTTGTCTTTGCCCAAGTAAATCCTACTGTCTTGTATTTGAATCCCCAAGCGTCTATTACTTTAAATGCCTTGTCTAACAATGGATCAATAACCCACATTAATAAAACTGAATTATCATTGGCAATATTGTTTACAGGTAGATTACAAATGTCTTTAAAGTTCATTGTAGAATAATGATTTTCTGGACTTCTATCCTTACCTTTATCAGAATAAGTTTTAAAAGACCAAGGTGGGTCTGCGTATATTACGCTATACTTTTTATTAATGTCCATATTGTCAGTATTATTATAAAAAATGTTTTAGTATTAATAGTTGTCATTGCAATTCTTTGACCTATTTGAAATCCTATAAAGATTGTAAAATATAAAATATATAAATTTGTTATCATTAGAAAAACGATTCTAAACTTGCTGTTGGTTGAGGTGTCCACCCAATTGGTTGTAAAATAAATGTAATAGGATCAAGGAATGTTTTTTGAAATTGTAACTCATAGTCAACATAGTTTTTTAGTTTAAACTCTTTAGGTAGTTTAGTTACATAACTAATTACATCAAACTTAAATGGGTTTGCCTCTAGTAGTTTAATAAACTTAATCTTATCACCTTCTTGTATCAAAGGATACTTGTCTTGTAGTCCTAACGATTTTATTTGATTATTATATATCAACGCACCTTTCACGTGAATAGGTGTGCCTTTAATGAATACACTGGAACTACTTTGATATTTGTTTAAGTTATTACAACTTCTAGGAAACGATATTGCTTCAGCAGGTAGATTAAAAAATTCTTCTTTAAAGTCTTTAACTAGTTTGTGTAAATCTTTTTGTTCAGCACCCATTATCATTTTGATTGCCTCTTTAATCTTACCTCTACAAACTTCAGGCGTTGAAGATTTAACTGCTTCTATGCCCATAATCTTTAGTTTAGGTTCATCAAATATAATACCTTCTTCATCTAATACATTTAACATATATCTTTTTTTAGCAGTCCATATACCTTTGTCAGCAATTACTTCTCGTTTCATTACCATACAGTTTTTAAATGCGTTAGTATAGTCTGATAGTTCATCAAAACATTTTTCTAGGAAAGGTTCTATTCTACCTTCAACAACTTTGTTAATAAATTTTAGTGTCTGTTGTTTTGTTTTGTCTTTACATACTTGTTCAACAAGTTTATCTAGTGAAAGATAAATTGAATCAGTATCAGACGCAACAATATAATCTATCTTCTCATCTGATTTTAATATCTTATTCATATATGCGTTTACATTTTGTTCAATAAAACGAATTACGAATTGACCTGCAAGTGTAATTGCTGTTGCCTGTCTTACATCAAAGTATCTAAAATATTGATTACCTATGGCGCCGTAAGCACTATTCAATGCAATCTTCTTTGCCCATTGTATATTATGACATCTTGCAATCTCATTTTTTAATTCAGGAGTTTGTTTCTCATTGTATTTTTTCTTCGCCTCTAACATTAGTTTCTTATAGGTAACACGATCATTATACATCTTACCTAATAGTTTAGGTAAAAAACCTTCACTATCAGTTTTAAATAATGCACCGTTAGGTGTTATAGTAGCACCTTCTTCTTTAAGATATGCTAGAGGCGTTGTTTTATTCAACATCTTATTAACACTAATACCTTCTGATTTCATACCAATAATTTTTTCTGGAGAAATATTATACTGCATAATCAAATGTGGGTATAGTGAGTTGATGTCAAACGAAACAATCCATTTGTGCATTCCGACCAATGGGTCTTTTACATATGCACCAGGATACTTTTCATCTTTGTGATGACTTTCTTTTGGCGGAATAGCAATATTATCTTTACGCAAAAAGTTATAGATTAGTGTATCCCAAAATCTAACTTGTGAAAATACATCTTGGTAATTAACCTTTGCCTCATAGGCCATATTTAAGATTAATTCAATTAGTTTTAATTTGTCTTCTAGTTGGTCAACGATCTCAACATCTTTAATATTGTAATCTACAAACGATTGAAAGTCTTTTGTATACCATTCTCTAAATGTATCATAAGGATTATCATCTTTAGGTAAATTTAATTCTACTCTACCGATATGATCTAGTTTGTAACTCTCTTGTCTAACAGGTATAAACTTTGTATATAAGTCAAGGTAATCTAACATTGCAATACCAAATACTTCATAATACAATTGAGCCCTACCTCTTACAAATATTTCTTCACTTCTTACTATATTCCAAGGCGATAGTTTTGCTACAACTTTCTCATCTGTTAATAGTTTAATTCTATTACATAGATAAGGTAAATCAAAAAACTTTGTATTCCAACCTGTAATAACATCTGGATAGTTTTTCATCCAGAATTTCATAAACTCCATAATCAAAGACTTCTCATTTCTACATTTGATATAAGTTACATCTGATCTATTAGTTTTAAACTCACCTGTACCCCAGGTAATAATTTGTTTATTAGATTGATTTTTTACTGTGATTGCTAATAGTTCTTCGTTTGCTTTTTCTACATCAGGAAAACCATTTTCAGCAGTACACTCAATGTCAAGTGTGAATATTTTTATATGATCTTTTGACCATTGTACATCTTGTGGATAACTGTCTGCAATGTATTGATACTGATAACGATCCATACCATAGATAGATGAATTGCCAGACGCATAAGTCTTTTTAAATTCTTTTGCTTTTTTGATATTATCAAACTGAATTGGTTTTAAATTTTGACCGTCAAGTGATTTAACTTCACTTTCATTTTGTGATTTAACATAGAGAGTAGGTTTGTAATCAATCTTCTCTTTAAACTCTTGTCCTTTGTGTACGCCTCTAACAAGAAGTTTGCCGTGATGTTCTATTACACTTTTATAAAAGTTCATTATCTCTCAATCTAACTGTTAGGTTATTTAATTCTTTTGTTAATTTTATTTGACAACTTAATCTACTCACACCTTCAATATAACCTCGTTCATATTCTAATAATGATTGTTCTAAACCATTTTGTTTTATAGGCAACAAGTGTGTCCAAGCATTAGTTAAATGTATATGACAAGTAGCACAAGCACAGTTACCACCACAATCGGCAGGTATCTCTCTTAACTTTGCTTCACGAGCCGCTTGCATTAAAGTAGTTCCTTCAGGCACTTTAACACAGACTTTCTCGTTGTTAGTCCGTATAAAGTAAACTGTTATCACTTCAATGATGGTATACTTGTTTCTGTTATTAAACTTGATTTAGGTGTTAATATCTTACTTGTATTTTGTTCATAAGATTTTAATATTTCCTCTTTAGGATCAGTTTGAAAAACAATTTTATCTTTTGCGATTGTAACAGTATCACTTTTACCGAAAGCATTATACAATGACATCATCAAAGATATTGGTTGTCCTGGTGCTGATTGTTGAGGTATTATTACGAAAGGATTTTTTAGACTAATCCCTTGATCGTTCTCACCTACTTTAGCGATTACATCTTCGCCAGTAGAGAGCCTTAGTATTTTCACTTCTTGCATTATATTTCTCCGTTATTGTTATTGTCTAATAGTATCACACTTTGATACATTTGTCAAGCTGCTATTTCTTTTCAAATCCAACTTTATCTTCTTTTCCATCTTTATCAATAGGTCTTAATCGTTTGCTTAGGACAAAAGTTCTATTAGGATTGACAGCAATATTCATCTGTCGCATTAAATCTCTATTGACTAATAGGTCTGAACCTGATCTAGGTCTACTATCTAGTCCTACTTCTACATCTGGATATGTAAATCCGTTAAATGTAAGTGCCATAGAAACAGTTGGTCTTGTTTCAGATGGTTCGTTTGTAGCGTTTGATCTGAATACTTTACTAACACCTTTTTTAGGTTTAGTATAAACTTTGCCATTGTATTTCCATTTTACAATTTTGCCTTTTGATTCTATAATTTCATCTGCGTGTAAAGCACAAGCTTCAGAACCGTTACCTGTATCAAACTTAACTCTAACTTTTCCTATCTCATCTACATCCATAGTTTCTAACCAACCACATTCTATAAGTGATTGTCTATCCCAATGACTTCTATCTTTTACCCAATCAATTACATAAGACATCATAGTTTCACCGTCTATTCTACCTGATGGTTCTGGATCAGAATAATAATCTTTATACTGATAACCTTCGTAGTCAGCACCTGACCCTGGACTTCCGTTTATTTCTAACACATAAGGTTTACCTTTGTAAACAATGTGATCTACACCACACATATATGCTCTGGATAGTCTAGCAGTTTTTAATGCTAATTCTATTTCTTCTTCACTCAATTTATATGGTTCTGCTTCAGCACCTCTATGTGTATTTGATCTGAAGTCATAACTACTATGAGTTCTTTTTGTACTTGCAAATATTTTGTTATCTACTACAAAAGTTCTTACATCAAAATCTGTTTTCATATATTCTTGTATCAACATTTCTGCTTCTAGTTTCCACATTGCTTGTACAGTTGCAACAAGACCTTCATAACTTTCAACTTTAATTACGCCAACACCTTGTGTGCCTGTTAGTGTTTTTAATATAACAGGAAACTTACCACCAATTTTATCTAATGCAGTTTTTAAATTTTTCTCGTTTGAAACATAAGCAGTTCTAGGTGTAGGTATACCAAATTTTTCAAACAATAATGCTGAAGTTAATTTATTATCACAAGTAAGCATTGCTGCTCTTGTGTTTATCATAAATGCTTGTGAGTTTTGAAAAGCAGATATTAAAGATAGACCACCTTCATCTTGCAATGCACCACCTCTAACCATACAAATAGTATCTTTACCTACGAAAGTGTGTTTACCACCGTCACCATCATAGTTATAAACTGTTAATGTATTTTTATCTTCGTCTTTGTCTGTTATGATTGTAGTTTTAGTATTGACTATAACACACTCTATGCCTTTTTTCTTACACGCTTTTGATATAAGATCGGCAGTTGTGTTTTCTTTAGGATCATTTGAATCTGCTATTGTAATAATAGCAACAGATATAGGTTTCTGCTTACGCTCTAAATCTTGTTCTACAAAAAATTCTTTAAACTTTGGTATCTGCATTGTCGCTATCTGTTGTAACCTTTTTTCCTATGTTATATTTAGCTGATAAATTCCATTCTTTTTTCTCTTTAAATGGTAATACTTTTATCTGACTTAAAGGCGCTTTGTTATCTGCCTCGTTTTTATTAACTATATCAATTAGGTTCCAGTCTTGTAATAAAATAGCGATTGTGTTTCTTCTTTGTATATCGTTTTCAACTAAAGTTGCCTTCTTACCATCTAAAGCAAAAAGTTCTTTAAAATGTACTATGTAATATTTACCTTGTTTGTGTAATATATGACACGATTGAAATAGTGTTTTGTCTTTTCTACTTGCAACGCCAATTCTTGTCAAAGTTTCTCTTACTTTTAAAAAGTCATCTGGTTGTTTGATAGTTACTTCTAACATACTTTCAGGCGACCATTGTATTTCTTCACTCATTTTTTTCTCCCACCTTTTCTCAAGGATTCTTTAATATCTTCAATTTGTTTTTCTGTAAGTATATTGAGAGCGTCTTTAGCCTTCTCGTTGCTGTATCCGTAATACTCTTTTACATACTCTAAAGAAGCTAATTTGGATTGCTTTAACCAGCGACCACCAAATCGTTTTTTCTTTCTTACACTATTTATTAAAAATTGAAACTGAACCTGATTACTTAGGAAGTGATAACCATTCATTTCATTTGCTTGAGGTAGAGTATCCCAAAACATAGATAAACAACGATTAATAATGTATGCTGGATATTTCTTAATCCAGGTTTCATCTGATTTCATTAAGTCCTCTTTGGACTCGTTAATCGCTTTCAAGTATTCTTTTAATTCGTATGCCATTATTTGTTGCGTCTGTTATGTCTGCCCATATACCAATCACCTGGTTCATAATTATATCTTTTACCGTGATGTCCTCGTATATCTGCATACCACATTCGCAATTTGACTATCGCTTTACGCCAAAATGTTCTTCGTGCCATTGTATCCTCTTTAATAATTTATTTAAATTTGCAAGTCGCCATTATTTCTGTCAAGCAAGCAACCATATTTATCTCTTGGTCTGCTACAAATGCCGATTTATATTGGTATCCTGCTAATAAAAGTATTGCTTGGGGCACGGATTGTGGATGTAGATGTTCTTTAGACGAGTCATAGATAATCCTAAACAGGTCAGCAGGTGCCACAGACAAGTTGTTGACTACCCACTTTCTAGTTTCGTTAAAGTCTTTCTTCTTTAAAGACGCAAATAAACTCTTTATATCTGCCTCTTTTTGATTGTAGAAGATACCACTATCAATTTTACCATTTACTGAATATCTTTGTAGTTCATTAATAGTCTTTCTGAAGTCTGGATAATACTTTTGAATCAACTCAGCAAGTACCTTTTTGTCATAAGATACCTTTTGTTCATCAAGGATTTTACCTAGTCTAGTAAGTAAATCAGTTGCTGTCTTTACTTTTTGGCCATTGACTATTTTGAAATCTATTTGTGTAAATCTACTTCTTAATGGTTCAATAAACTTATAAGGATAGTTGCAAGTTAATATAAACCTACAATTCTTATAAAATGTTTCAATGAAATTACGCAAAGCAGGTTGTACTGACTCAGCATTCATATAGTCTGCCTCGTCAATTATGACTACTTTATGTTTAGATTCGGTATTGAAAGATACAGTAGAAGCAAAGTTTTTAATCTTATGCCTCAAGGTATCAATTTGTCTACCTTCATCTGAACCATTGATTATGATATAATCAGCATTTAGTTGTTCACATAAAGCACGAGCAACAGTTGTTTTACCTGTGCCTGCTGTACCTGATAACAACATATTAGGTATTTCTTTTTTCTTTAGAAATTCTAAAAATGTCTTTTTAGTTTGCTCTGGTAGAATACAGTCCTCTATTGTTTTAGGTCGGTACTGTTCAACCCATAAGAAATCCGCCATAGTCTAACTCCTTAAAATTCAGAGTCAGGTTCTAGTGCGATCCAATATTGTACAGGTTTGTTCCTGTTAACAAAATGACTTATCTTTTGTTGTGAGATTTCTACATCATAATCATCACCAATAATCTTTAAGTTTTCTGCTTTAAAGTAAGCATTAAACTTCTTATCAGTTTCTCCGATTACTTCAGAATAGTCATTTGAAGATTTATTTTTCTTATCAGTAGCAACTAACTTAATATTTTTACCATCACCTATTACGGCAACATCTGGTAAATTTAATGTAGTAATTGCTTTCTGCAATCTAGCAAAGTCATCTTTCTTTAAAGTAAAAGATACATACTGATCTGGCATATTGATTGCTTTTGTTGGTGCAACAATAACTGACTTATCAGCAAAGAAATATTTGATTGATTGTTTATTGTTAGAGGACGCTATAGTTACATTTGATCCACCGTTAAATTTTAATGCAGGTTTTTCAAATAACTCAACTGCTCTTAAAAATTCTGGCAAGTCATATATAGCAAACTCACTATCAAACTTCTCCGACACCTCTGCTTCTGCCAAGATGTTTTTCATTGTAGAAATAGTTTGAATCTTATTCCCAGGTTTAACCAAAATGTTCTGGTTAATATCTGAAAAGTTTTTTAACACCGATAGGGTGTTTTCACTTATGTTCATATATTCACTCCTTTGTCATTATATAAATTATTCATACTGTCAGTATATACTAAAAAGGCGAGGAAGTCAATGCTGCCTCGCCCTTTACAATATTATTATTTAATATTGATAGTTTTTGGTTTTTTGTGTTCTGGAATAATTCTTTCCATAGACACTTTTAAAAGGCCGTCTTTTAGTTCAGCGCCTTTTATCTCAACATCTTCAGCGATTGTAAAAGATTTAGAGAAGTATCTTTTAGCGATAC